GTTAATACTTTACCTGTAACTGAATTGTTGTCTAATGTTACTGCACCACTTACATTGTTAGTTCCATCAACACTTGAAATAGTACCTGTTGCTTGACCTGTTAAAGATAAATCTCTTGCAGTTTGCCAAGCTGTTGCTGTATCTGCATTTCCTGTTAGGTCTCCTGTTACATTTCCAGTAACATTTCCTGTTACATTTCCTACTAAATTTGTTGAAATAGAACTTGGTAAACCTATTGTAATTGCTTGACCTGAACCTGATGTTTCTATTTCGTTAGTTGTTCCTAAAACACTAAAAGTTTGTGAATTTAAAACTACAGCACCACTTCCTGAATCTGTTGTAAAATCTAAATCACTTGCATTGTTTAAACCTTTTACATAAGCAGTTGTCGCAACTTTAGTTGAATCGTCACTTGATGCTTGAGTAGTAGCTACAGAACCATTTGGCAAGGTAACCCCTGCACTTGGGAATTGTAAACTTAAACCTTGAGCAGAAGCACTTGATTCTATTTGATTTGTAGTACCTGTTATTGCGAATGTTTGTGTATTTAAATTAACATCGCCAGTTCCACTATCTCCACTAAAATCTAAATCACTTGCAGCATCTAAAGTATCTACATAAGATGTTGTAGCTATTTTTGTTGAATTATCTCCTGCTGTTTGTGTGATAGCAGTTGAATTGTTAGGTAAATTAACACCTGTTGAATCTAAAGAAAATGTTATTGATTGCCCAGAAGCTACTGTTGTTATTTCGTTAGTTGTTCCACCTATTGCAAATATTTGAGAATCTAAATCTATTTGACCAGAACCTGTATCGCCTGTAAAATCTAAATCTTCTATTGTAATTTGTGCAGCTACATAATCTATAATTGCAGCAGTAGTAGGAATTGTTGTATCGTTGTCGTTATTTCCTATACCATCTGCAGCATCTACAAACTTGCTTATTATAATGTTTTCTCCTGTATCTTTTAAAGAACCAAATTCAAGTATTGCAGTAACTTTAAAATCTCCTGCTGTATTCATATACACTCCAGTAGATAATCCAGAACCGTCTGTTAGTTCTTTTAGTGATGCAGTTAAGGCAGCATTATCAATAGTTTTGATTAGCCCTGAATAAGTATCTGATATTCTTGTGTTAAATAGACTTGCCATATTTTTTATTTTTTTCTTGTTTCTTTAAAAACGTTTTTAGTTTTTCTATATTTTTTTGTTTTGGTTTATATCTCATAATACCCATCCGTTAAATAATGCATCATAGTCAGGATATATGTCATCGTTTGTGTTACTTGTATATTCAGGATAATCTGATTGGTTAAAAGACATAAAATCAATAAAGCGTCTTGAATAATATTCCATAAATTCTCTTGCTTTATCTACTAAATAATCTACTTCATTTTTACTTACTGTTTCGCTTGTTTCAGAACGATGTTTAAATACACCACCATTTTTTATAGCATAACTTGCAAATGGAATATAATATACTTGTGCTGCCCAAATTAACATTGGTTGTAAGTAAGTGTTTAATAAAGTTTTATATTTAGCGTTAGCTACATCATCAATTTCGCCATTAGCTATTAATGTTGATATTTTGTTATATAAATCCGTACCTGTATAGTTTTGTATATCTATTTCTTGAGCTATCTTGATAAACTGTATAAATTTATCAGTATCTACATTTCCATCTATTATGGAATTTCTAACAAGGTCGGTTCTATTTATAAATAATGCTGTTGCCATATTTTTCTATTTTGGGTATGCTCCTCTATTTGGCATATTAATTGGTGCTGTTTCTGATTGTTTAGTTCCTCTTGGATTTTTAATATACGTTTTAGGTATTGTTCTTGTTTTCTTGTAATCGCTTAAATCTTTAGAAGGTTTTGTATTTTTCTTTAAACGATATAATTGACGCATCCATTTATGTCTACAATATATTCCACCTTTAAATTTAAATAAATCATAAGGTTTTTTGTTATGTCCTAATTTTCTATTAACACCATCTCTTGAAGCCTTGTCAATATCTTCTAATCTATATACAATTCCTGATTTAGATAAACGCATCATATTCTCACAAAAATCTCTTGTAGAATTACTTGGTTTTTTAGAACCTACTGCATATTTATATCTAATTTTATAATTTTTAGAATCTAAATAACTAAAGCCATCTGGTTTAGCAGTTATTTCGTCTTTTAGTTGTTGAAATAAACTCTTTTTTTCATCAATACAAATGTTAGCCCAATCTTCGTCACTTATTTCAGAACCTTCTTGCAATTCATCTACAAGTTCCCATTCTTCATTTATTACTTCTCCTTTTAAGTTTTCTAAAATAACTTCTCCAAGTTCACTTGACATTTTAATAGGAATACAATTAGGAACTAATCGACCACCTTTTACTTTCATTCCGTATTGTTCGTAACCAGCTTCACAAGGTTTCTTTAAATCTATTTCATCGTGTGATTCACAAGGCATATACCATACCTTGTCTCCTTCTTTGTGTTCGTGATGTCCTGAACATCCCATTTTTTTAGCTTGTTCTTCTGCTTCTTCTTTAGTTTCGTAAACCTCATATCCATCTACTTCTTTTAATTCAACAGACATTTTAACTCCTGTTTCTTCTTCTATATCTTCATCACTTTGTACACTTCTGTCAACATCTGTAAATTCTAATGGCTGTAACGTAATAAAGTATAGGTTTAAGGCAATATTATTATAAGCAAGTATAGTATCAAAGGAATCTATTAAAAGTTCCTGAAATGGTCTTATAACAGTATTATCCATAAGCAAGGAAGCAGTCTTTATTTCATCTGCATTGTTTCCTAATCCTGTATTGTCTTTTATTCCTAATAACATAGGACTTACTACCCTATGAGCTACTAATACTTTACTTTGTGATTCGTCAGAAAGGAATTGGTATTGGTTATGTGCATCACTTAATTGAACTGGTGTTATTTCAGCTTGTGCATCTTTATTATCGTTAAAACTTAAAATAAATTTACCTGCATTAGAACTACCTGAAAACTTTTGCGCAATACGTTGTTCTATAAGTTCTCTTTCTTGAGGATTAGGTGTTCCGTTGTTAAAGTTGATTAACATTGAAGGACTTAAACCATTCATTATGTTGTTCAAGTGATAATTACTTATCTCCTCCTCAAGTTCTGCATATTGTATTCCACCTTGATAATCTACAGGTGCGTAGTAATAAAATCCAGACTTGTAAGGCTTTATGTAATATATTTCTATATTTTCTTTAGACATTCCATAAGCTGGTATTCTTAATGGCTTGTCGCTTGGTTTTAGTTTTGCCCAGTCTTTAAAATAATAGTATGCAGGAATATCGCCATCTTCATTACATTTTTCAGCTCTTAATGTTTCTACTGGTATGTGTTCTACTTGTGCAATCTTATTTCTGTCTTTAGAATAAATGACTTGTATTGCACATTGACCCATAAGTTTAAGGTCATAACTTAATTTTCTTACAACATCTTTTTTTAGAAGTGTAATCATTTCAGCGTATTGTTCTGGCTTTCTGTTTGAATCTGTAGCTCCTAAACCTTTACCGTAAATTTGTTGGCTAATACCATTAATACAGGCATTGTTTGTAGGACTTCCATTGTATCTGTCTATTAAAAATTGAAAGTAATTGTTGTCATCACCATAAGCTATCCAATCTTGATTAGGTACTTCAATTATTTCAGGACTTGTATAAGTACTTAAATTTACAAAACTTACTTCTGATTTAGACCCTCTAACAAATTGACCTAAACTATTTCTTTTTCTTTTTTTCATATTACAATGTAATCATTATTATAAGAATTATCTGTTATGTATTGACCTTGATTTATGTCATAATATAAATTATCCATTTGGTCTATTTCTTGGTCTGTACAGAAAATCCTGTCTTTAAATATATCTACAATGTTTGTTGTATCTACATTCCAAAATTCATTATACAATTCCCAAAGAAAATAATTAGTATTCCAAAAATTTGGGTCTGTATATAATTCTAAATCGTAAAAATGACCTTCAACAAGTACAGGGCCAAACGCTTGTGAAAATGTTAAATAATTTCCAGATGTTATAGCTCCTGTAACTTCATATATTTGTTTTACGTTTGTACTATCGTCTCTTATAGATAAAGTAAATTCATCAGCGTAAACTCTTGGAATTACTTTAAAGTTTTGAGCAGTAGTTAAAGTCTTTAATACAATCATTTTATATATAACGTAATAAATAAGTTATTTTGTGAAAACATTAATGCAAAAAAAAAGCACCCCAAAGGATGCTCTTAATTTAATATCAATAAATATTAGTTAGGTACTATTTGAGTAGCATCAGCAGTAATTAATCCTGAATCTAAAAAGTAAGGAGCTAATTCTTCTTGTCCTTCCATTACTAAAGTGAATCCTGATAAATCTCCTGCAGCAGCTCCAGAAACTACTGTTCCTGAAACAAATTCCATTCCATTTTCAAGTCCACATAAGAATTGATTTCCGTAATAATCTTCAACAACTACATAAGGTCTTGCAACAGCTATGTCTTGCAATTCAGCTTGAGTTTTAGCTTCAAGGTAAGTAAGTGTTAAATTTAATGTTTGAGTATAAAAAGTA